AATTAGTTATCTTCCTCCTCCGGTACTTTTAAAAAAATTGCTTCTTTCATTCCACGAACACCACCCTGGTTGAAGAACAGGATGATCATGCCGGTGAATTTCTCTTTGCGTAATCGATTTAACAATCTTAAAACTTTTTCCATTACATCATCCCTGGAATGGCCTGTGGTGCAGGAGACATCTCAGTTGGCGGAGGCATCATGGCAGCTTGTTGAGCCATTCCTTCTTTTTCCTTCTCCGCATTGATATATTCATGTAATTGCTGTTTGACTGTCTGTGGTAAATCACTGAGGTCTATGAGAATCTCAGGAGGAATTGCAAAACCCTGTTTGTAGAGATCGACCATTATCATGAAATTGGTCATTCGATAGGTTGGTGAATGCACGGTTTCATCTACGATGCAGTCATACCGGGCCGAGTGTTTCAACTCATCCCAATCAGGAGGGAGCTCCCTCCCAATGATTCTTTCAATTTTCTGTGTTGAGAAATGTTTGTTAATTAGTTCAACCATGTATCGACCGAACATGATTTTTGCATATGTGAGGTTGTCCAACATCCCCTGAATGCTGGTGATGCCCTGTTTCTGCCTAAGCTGTAACACAATCCCTGCATCCTGGCGTTCGCCAATCCCCAGGAGATCTGGGTTTAGACCAATCGCCATCACATCTTCGTAGAACATCCGGTCCAGTGCGACAATTGCGCTCGGCAGTGGAGGAGGTGTGATCTGTTTTAATTCATATCCTTTTCTTTTCTCAATCACCACACCACCACCTGTGGCATTCTTAGCTGCAGTTGGGTCAACGAGCGCATTCTCATCACCGATGTAACCGGATTGTGCCTGGGAGAGAACAACATCCATAACCTGAGATCGTCTCTTATTACGTTCTCGTTGCGGATCTTTCAGTGCCCTAACAAATCCCTGCAATTTCCACTTCCAATCGTTGAAGCTGCGTATGTGAAATCCAAAAATCGGAATGATGGGATACATGTTGATTTCGTAGGGATTATCATCGTCATAAACAATTACATGATCTTCCACGACTGTCGTTAATTTGATTCGCGGAACTCGTCTCTCAATGATGGTGAGCTGTCCGAATGTTGCGTCGGAAAAACCAATTGGTTCAGTGGGAGACTCCTCAATCTTCTTCTTTATAACCTCGAGATCTTTCCTGCTGCCAGTCCACTCCCTGACCTCCTGCGTAACAGTATCAACGATGAAAGTTTTTCTCTCATACTCCCGGTACCATTTTTCAATTACTGACAGGTGGGTTTTGTTGTTCGGGTTGTGTGGTTTCTGTATGTGGAAAAGGCTCTTATTCCCCGAGGTGATCGATTTAATATCCTTCTCAAAATCGGGGTAGAGAGATATGATTGAGTTTTTTGAGAGCCAGGCATGACGGTATATATAATTGCAATCTCCCAGATCTCGCCTGGTCATTTCCGGGTCGCCATAAACACGGAATGGTGATTCCTGGACGACCTCAATCTCACCATCTATGATGTCATTGTTATAACTGATCTGCGGAGCAAACCAACCCAATCCCCCAATGATTGTGTCAAGGAATGAATCCGACATTATCATGTGCGCGGAGGTGTTTGTAAGAATCCATTTTGTTACTTCTGAATAAATGTCAGCTCTTTCCTGGTCTGATCCTTCTACGGGAAAAAATTTAATGTCGGAAACATTCTGCCGCTGGTGTCCATCAATGACATCCACGGATTTCTTGATAACATTCAGCACAATTGCAGGACGATTTTCACTGAGAAGTTTTTCTCTCTCAGCGAGGTTCCACTGATCATTCAGATAAAATTTAAAATCGTTTTCACACTCGGTCAAAAATCCATTCCACGCATCGTATGTGTACCGATATTCATCCGACATGTCCTGTATCTTGCTATCTGACATTTATCTTCCCATCCAACCTGTTAGGCTGTATTGTTTTTGTGATTTCAGCGGATTGATTTTAAATCTCCAATCTTCTACATCGTCTTCGAGTTTCTGTGATGTGGAGTATGCAGGAAACAATGGTGCGACCTGTTGATCGAGGATGTAACTCAGGGCGTCGAGGGTGTCATCGTGACGTGAAAATGGAAATTGTGTGTATTCGGTATCAATAAACTCTTCTATTAACTCTGTCGTTTCGCCATTTTCATCCAGGTAGTAGTGCTTCCTGGGGAGTAGAATCCTCCCTGCTCGGAACAGGGGAATTAATGTTTTAATCCTATCGGTTTTGCTCACCGCGTTTCTCCCGGCGGAGCCGGTTGCGATGATGTCAAAATAAATTCCAATCTGCTGCATCATCATGTTGAGATACTCGATATCTACGGTCATCCCAACACGCTCGTACACCACTGTTCTGCATTTATATTTATCAACGAGACCTCTGAGCTTGTCCCATTTCTGGCCCAGGTCTAATCTGTCTCTGATCATGTCTACTACGAAATAATTCCCCAGGTTATCGACCCCAACCACCAGCATCACGGTGTAGTCGGAGTGCTCTTTTTTCGCTCGTGCCGGATCAACAAGAATGATGTGAAATAGTTTTCCGGGGAGCCTCTCGTAATACTTTAGCCAACCGGGATCAAAAACCGACTTCCCTGTTGGTGTGGGGTCGAGGAGCATTTGACACTGGTAATCATAATCATCGAGGAGAAGATCCTGCTTCTTTCTCGCAAGTTCCTCCTGCGACCAAAACACGGCCTGTCCATCGACTTCCGCGGAGTATTTCCGGACGTGGAAGTGCCCGGATTTGATCATATCACAGTGGAGATCCGCCCAATGGTATATGGTTCCAACGGCTCTCATGGATCCGCCGCGCTCACCGAGAAACTGTGAATCCCTGAATTGACTCTTAACTTTTTCGATGTGTTTGGAAGAACTGATAGAACGCTTCGTCACCAGGTCGTCATATGCCCGGATGGTCCAATGCTTCATATTTGGAAGAGCATCTAATCCATATGCCTCGACGGAACACTCGTTGTAGGAGCCCTGCCGTTTGACGGTGATCCCCTTTTCCCCCCATTGGCTCCCTGCTCTGTTGGCCTCTCCTCGTGGATCAGCGTATAAAATCTCTGGGAAAGCATGTATAAGCAGTTGACACTTTTCTAGCAGGGATGCTATTTTCATCATGAGATCCTGCGCAACTTCTCGAGTGTGCGACAGGATTCCGATGCGCTCTTCCGGATTGTTCAGCAGCTGCTGAATCGAGAGCGCCTGCGTGATGATGAGAGATTTTCCATATTCGCGGGGCCAGAGATCCAGGGTGCGGTCATGCTTTTCTTCAACTTCCCGGATCCGTGCAACCACCCAGGGATGATTGACCCACATGATCCCGAACACGAAATACACTAGAAAGAACAAATCTGTTTTTGAGAATTTGCGAATGATTCCGACCGCGCGATCATGGTCTGCATCATTCAGTGCAGCGGCAATCTTCTGATAATCAAATTTATAATTCGCGCCATCGCGCGGTTTAAAAACGTACATTAATTTTCAAATTCTGAAGTTTCTGTCGCATCTTCCATTTGGGGATAGAAGGAGGTGATGTCGGGCTCTTCGTTGTCTTTTTTCTGCTCACCTCTTCCGAGGTGCTTCCCAACCAATAATTCGGTCAGGAATTTGACCGTGGTTTTGTCTTTGTTTTCGATGGCCTGTTCATAGAGCAATTCAACGAGTTTCTGGAATTTTGATTTAACAGTGCCATCTTCATCGACGTATGTCTCCCTTCCTTCTTCACGAATCAGCTCAACGAAACGTGTGTGTGTTGCCATCGTTTTTGTGGTGCTGTTCGATAGATAATAACGCTCGCGGTGGCAGACCTTGCACAGTCGTGTGTAACCATCGGCTGTGTTGTTATGTTTCGAGAACTCAGAAACCGGCATCAAGCGTTTGCACTGTTTGCACCATTTTGTGACGCCAAACTCTTCGGCTGCCAGGCCCTCGTTCTGATTCTCGTAGACAGGGTATTGCCCATTTTCTAGATCCATTTATAAATAATATAAATTATAATAGACAAATTTAAGTGTAAAAATGAATTTTTTTGAAAAAAATGTTGACGTTTCGGTAGGGATTATGTATCTTATGGGTAGATAATGGTTGTTGATTCATGACTATTATCTCCCATTGACAAAACCCCCGGTAGCTATGGGGGTTTTGTTTTAAAGATTTTCGATTTTCATCTCGTGCGGTGTTGGTGCTCCATGGAAGTAATACTGAAGAGTGGTGGAAGGATTTTTATGACCGAGTGCCTGAGCGACCGCATGAACATCAAGACCAATTGCTCTGAGGTACATCGCTTTTGAATGTCGAAGAGTGTGAGGAGAAATCTTCTTCCCTATTCGTTTCCCGATGGCTGTGACTTTATGCGTGATGTAATTGTCAGAGAGATGACCACCGGTGATCCGCTCGAACAGAAATTCCTGTCCAGCGAAGAGATCCTTGATTCGTTGGTACAATTCGGGGGTGAAAAACACATGATGCTCTTTTCCCCCTTTCGCGAGCACCTTCAATTGACAATACCCATCAACGAGCTGAACATCCTCATAACGAGCATTCAGCGCCTCTGAGATCCTGCAGCCGGTCTGAAACAGAAACTCAATGATTGCCCCTATTCTATCTGAACAGTGGTTCATTAGTTCCTTGATTTCGTCCACAGTGAGATACTTGTCGCGGGTGATCCGTTCATCAGGTGTCGGAGATTTCAAAGAATCAAACAACCTTTTTAATTGTAATTCCTGTTCGGGAGTGCAGTTTCGTCTGGCCCATTCATCGATGTACAATTTTAATGCCGCCCGGTACGCGCGGTGGGTGCGTGGGTTTTTCACCTCACTAAAAAACAACCTGAGGCTCTCAACACCGGGCAGCATTCTATTCTCCCGACAGAATTTTAGATACTTATTGATGTGTTGATTATAGAGTTTCCTGGTCTGAGGTGATAGATCCTCACCAATCAATCGAGGCTGATTAGTGGCCGATTGAACAATTATTTCTTGCATGTTCCCCTCCATTTTTCGATGCTATCCATTAACATGGGATATGATGCTATTCTCCGCGCACTGCCATCATCAGAGATCTGCATCATGACTAGACTATCAGACAGCTCAAATTTGAAGAAATTCTCGAGTGTGTGATTAGAACAGTCTTCCATCCCCAGCAACCGGGTCCCCATGTTGTACCTCTGCCGAAGAGCTTCGTTGAGGCATTCGACAGGATTCTCATACACCCGAGAAATAGGGAGATATCTATCACCCTCGCTCATCATTATGATATAAACCAATTTCTTCTCCTATTAATTGCACCAGGAACTTCTTCGTCACCTTAACAAATTTCCCATGAGGAACTTCCCGGAGATAATAACCATTTTCATAGTAGATAATAGGCTCATAAGCCTTCCCCTGGTGAAATAATGAATGTCTACCGCCGTCAATTGCGCATAATTCTTTGATCATTTTATTGCCTCTACTAATAATAGTACGATCGGGCCCCTCTTTTTTAAGGATAGAAAACTAAAAAATTCCATAAAATTCAAAATTCCCCTCCCCTCCTGGCAATTCCCGGCCCCATAACCCTCTTCCTCCACAGCATATAATGATATAAGGCAGATAACAGACGCTTTCGGGAAACATTCGGGGAGGTGTGAAGGAGGTGTGAAGGCGCGAATGCGCCCTCGGGAACCGTTCGATGAAGGTGTGAAGGCCCCGACATGGTATGCGAAGGCTTTTCGATGAGGTGCGAAGGCGCGAATGCGCCCTCGGAGGGGCCAAAAATTTTGATCGCGCTAATAGCTGGAATTTAATTAGGTATGAGGGGGGTGGCATGGTCAAGGGTACCCCCCCTCCCCACCTATTTTTTGCCAAGTGGCGGCCACTTACAAATTTCAACCACTTAATCCCACTATATAAATGAGTAGTACACATAATGTTAGTTATACGTTATCTACTATTTAAGGTACAATAACCCTTTTTTACCGTCAACAATTTTTTTTATATGGTTATTTTTTATTTTTTAGCTAACATAACACTGTTATGTTATGAATGCTTGTGTATTCATTTTTCCCAAAATATCCAATAAGAAATATATTATAGTATTTTAGTAGTTACTTAAATACTCTCTGCTTC